GGTGATGCATGGCGCTTCTCGCATCGCACTTTCTCCACGGTAGCCGTGATATCGAATTCAAAAGTGACCCGGACGAGCATTGGCGAAGTTTTGTCGGGCCGCGCGAGTTTTGCAACTTGTGTAGCGCGTTTTGCACATGTCGCAAGCCATCACCAAATCAGCAAATTTGATGACAATTCATGCGATCCTATGCGTGGGCGTCAACTTGACTCGGGGGAATACGGTTCCGCTAGCCTGATTGGACTTTCCGAGGAGACAAACCATGCCCAGCATGCAGGAACCAGGTGGACTGAGCGAAGCCGACAAGAAGCGCATCATCGAAGAGGAGCTGCTGCGCAACCATGTGCGGCAGACCATGCAGCTGCGCGAGCTGCAGGAAATGGAAGAGGCCGAGAGTCAGGAGAACGCAGGAACGTTCAAGCGAATCCTGCTGTATCTGGGCATCGGGGTCGTGCTGTTTGTCTTGATCATCGCGATCGGTTACGGCATGAGGGATCGAAGGCCGATCAACCAGCAGATCAACTCAGCGCCTTCCGCAACTGCGCCACGACGCTAGTCACAACGCCCTTGGCAGCCTCGAGGGCGCTCTGGGCACTGCCTCCAGTGCCCTCGACCGCCTTGAACTTCCCTAGCGGGCACGCAACGCCCGCCATAGTGAGTTTCACCGAGAGCTGAGAGCGCTGATTTGCCGGGCACCCGCACTTCGTGCAGAACCCGACGCCGCCCTCGTCCTTCACCCCGTTGAACACGTCCACTCGCCCAGGGCACGCCATGCAGGCCCGGATGCGCTCCTCGACTACCGCCGCCGGCGCCGGGCCTTGCATCGCGTGCTTCGCCTCCGCCTTGAGATAGCCAGCGACTTTCGATCTGACTCCCTGCTTGGCTGCGGCTTTTCTCTTCGCCTCGATCTCACGCTGCTTGCGCATGTGCTCGGCGGCATCGACGTGTGAGCCCATGATCCTCTGCACAATCTCGCGGCGCTCCTGCTGCGTTTCGATGGGTGCCGGCTTGTAGTACCACACCTTTGTCATCCGTTGAAGTGTGAATAGTCGCTGCTGGTCTCGAAGTCCTGGACGTGATCTGTGCAGTCGATGCACAGGCTGTGAGGCAGGTACGGCAGGTCGTACTGGCAGTCCTTGGGATCCGACATCACCCACACCTTGTTGCCGCTGATGGTCTGCCACGATCCCACGGCACTCAGTCGCTCCGAGTTTGCGGCGGGTGTAGCGGTGCCGATCTTCACCGTGGTAGGCACTCGCGTCCACGCCGGATACGGGGGGCACTTGCAGGGACCGTTGAGCCGCGGATCGCAAGGGCATTCCGGATCCGTGTCGGGATCGCAGCAGTGATCATTCACGCATCCGCAGTTTTCAGCCTCGCCCGGAGAGCAGTACATGGGGTCGCTCGGATTCGTCACGGACGGGTCGCAGCAGCACTTGTTTGGGGCGCCAGCTGCAGTGACACTTGGGTCGCAGCAGATCTTCTCGCTCTCGGGGTCTTCGCTCAGAAGGTCGCAGTCGCTCAAGCACACCCGAGGCCACGGCGGGCAGGGGTCCCACAGGCTGCCCCAAATGTGCAGCATGTGCTCCGTGCGAATCTGTGCGCAGGTCTGCTCCAGCGGCTCGCGCGGGTCCTCGCACGGCGTCGCGCACTCGCCAAACTCATTCACGGATCCGGGGCATCCGTTGATCGCGAAGTCGCACGTCTCGTACTGCGTTTCGTCCTTGCCGTAGATCGCCGGCCCAGGCTGGGCGATGCTGTTGTCCGTCTTGTCTACGCGCTGCGACTCGCCTCCGACCAACTCATAGACCCGATGGTCGGGACGGATCACCGCGAACGCCATGCGCGTGCTCGCCACGCTGCGCGGTGGGTGGTACATGCCGAAGCTGGCACCGTAGTACGAGTAGCCCTGATCAACTGTCGCCGGCGTGCAGGTGCCCGTCCACGGGTTTGCCTTCATCGTCGCGCTGCTGCAGGGCTGGTTGACTCCGACGCAACAGGCACCCTTCCAAACGTGGAAGCAGTCTGGATTGCACGTCGGGCCCGATCCGTTGAGCGGGTTACCCTGGTCGAACGTGTGCTGCCAGTTGTGTTCCCACGGCATGCCGAACAGCGTCCCCAGCACCTTGTCGATCTGGTCGTAGACGCCGTTCACGCTGTACCCGATTGCATTGTTCAAGCAGTCCTGCGCGTGGTAGGGAACCACGACCACGGGATAGCCCGGGCTGGGAGAGATATGCCCGCTGATACCGCCGCTTCCCTCGCATGCGCAGCAGTGGCATACGTTCCCCTTGCGGTTGAACGCATCGCCGACTCCGTTTCGCACGCCCATGTGCCACGGGCCCCACGGCTTCGATCCCATCCGGCCCCAGCCCCACGCAGTCGGTTCGACTGAACTGCAGACACCGGGTGTGTCCTGAAGGTAGAAGTCCCGGTACTGGGCCCGGTAGGAGTTGTCGTAGTTGTACTTGTCCAACGTCAGCGAGTAGATGCACCCGTAGCTGAAGACGCCGCCGTTGGGGATCGCGAACTGTCTCAGCGGCCCGCAGTGGCGCGTGTCCTCGCCACAGTCCTTGCACTTCTGCGCCGCGGCGCTCGGAACCGGCGTGCAGTCCCCAAACGCGACGCCCTGATAGTCAAGGCCCACCGGAGCACTGTTCCAGTGGGTCGTGTTGGTGCCGCCGTGGATTCCGGCGCAGTAGAACTGCACTGGGTAGTCGTACTTCGCTTCCTTCCCGTAGTTGTTTTGGCTGCCGTGAGTCAGGCTGTAGGTGCTCAGCCCCGGGCACAGATCGCTGCAGCTGCTGCCCTGTGGGTGGGCGGTCACACAGTTCGGGTTACCGCCGCCCGCGGGGGGCTCAAGGGTGTCGAATACTCGCGTGCGCGAATTGCCCCAGCCGAACTTCAGATCGCCACCGTTCCAGACCGGGTTGCCCTGTCGCACCTGCTCGGCGCTTGTGAATCGCCCGTTGAGTCCGAGTGCGGCCTTGGCCCAGTTGGGGTCGTATCCGAAGCGCTCGGTCGCAAAGTTTGCGCCGACGCATCCGATTCCCTCTAGCAGGGTCACCTTGGGGACGCCAAACCCACAGCCGTCACTGATGCAGGTCGTGAGGATTCCGCCGCCGTTGTCGTAGTCGAACTTCTGGTCCGCTGGGCAGTTGCAGGTGAGCGTGCCGCCGCCACCCGTTGCGTGGGTGGTGTTCGCGTTGAACACGTCGATCCACTGATCGGCCAGACAGTCTCGGCAGTTCGAGCGCCCATCCGTCTGACCAGTCGGGCAGCTTCCGTTGCTGTTTGTGTTGCGCGTGGTGATCACCTGCCCGGTCCTGCGCATGGCGACAGCGAAATCCTTCTGGATCTCAAGGTCGCAGCAGCTCTTCACCCCGTCGCCGTACAACTGATCCTGCGCGCTGAACACGAAGTCGCGCCAGCACTTCTCGATGTAGTCGGCAGTCCACGGCCCAAGTTCGTCCTCGCAATCGCACTCGGGAGTGAATGCTTGCGTCGAAGGGTCTGGATTCTCTGGGTCACGTCTGGGGAATTGCACGTTGATGGACGGGAGCGCCGTCATCGCCTCGACGTTCAGCTCCATCGGAAGGTGCGGGTTTGTCTCGACGCCCAGGTCGAACATCGGCAGGCAGGGCTTCTGGCCCGAGTGCCACTCTTCGAGCCGGTCGATGTGCAGGTTGTAGGTGACGGTCTCTGCCTCCGTGTCGTAAGCACCGTCGAGCGCTGGCTTGAAGTAGGCGGGGTTGTCTGTCGCTACTGCGTCGATGTCCGTGACGATCGGAAGCGCCTTTGTGTGCGGGTCGATCCTGGGCACAGGCGGGCTCATCAGGATGTCCGTCCACCCGTTCACAACATCAGCGACCTCTGGATCCCCCCAACAGACCACGGTGCCATCGTTGAACGTCACTGCGGTCGTGCTGTAGCCGGCGTGCAGCCCGACGATCTTCTTCAGGTTGCCGTTATCCGGATCGGTCAGGTCGCCCTTGCTCGAGGTCGTCGGGACGTTGCACTGTCCCATCGTGTTGAGTCCCCAGCACGCGATCGTGTGGTCATCGTGGCGCACCACGCAGTGGTAGGCACCTGCCTCGACATCAATGACATGCTTCGATGCAACCGCCGTAGGAATTGCGAGCGGGTGACCCTCTGGCGGAGGACCGGGGATTGTCTCGTAGGCGCACACGCCGCCCTGCTGGGTCTGCGACACGTTGCCGACGATCACCGCGATCGTCTTATCCGAGTTCAGCGCGATGAAGTGATACCAGCCGCCGCGAACCAATCGCGGCTGCGACGTAACACTGCAGCAGCAGACCCGGTGAAGGTTGCTCACTTGTTCCAGGGCATCTTGGCGTTGAGCCAGCGCCACATGGACGGTCCCACCATCGCGCCGGCGACAAAGACGAGAGCGGTGAAGAATCCGGTGCCGAGTGCGTTACGCAGGGTTTCCATCGTCGTGCTCCTTGCGCCAGGCGGCATCGAAAAGCGGGTCGCTGGCCCGGCGGGCAGCGATCAGCTCACGCAGACCTTCGGCCCGTGATGGGTCGAGGGCAGCGGCAGCGAGGTTTGCCTCCTGCAGCTTGCGGCGAGGGATCCAGCCGATGGCTGCGCGGATGGCCGCGCCGATGCCGGTCTGAAACAGGATCACTGCCACGCCTACCACAACTACAGCCCCGGCAAGCCACCGCAAGAGGGCAGCCCACCAGGGCACCTGATCCTCGACGCCCGGCAGCACGGTGTGGATAGTCGCTGCATTTTGCACAATGGTGTCGGCCCGGCCGACGATCTCGATGGCGTGGGCCTTCACGGTGGGGTTGGCGCTGAGGGATTCGATCTTCAGGGCAGCGGAACGGATTGCGACCGCCTCCGTCTGGGTTGAATTCGCGGCCTCCGCGATCTGCCTCGACGGGCTGCAGCCCGCTAAAAGCAGCAGGAGGCCAGCCAGTGCGTTCCTCACTTGTGGCCCTCTAGGCGGTCCATCCGCTGGGAGACCTGTTTCAGGGCGTCCTCGTGGCTCCTGTCGTTGGCTGCGCCCAGGACCTGAGCCTTTACCAGTTCCTGAGCGATGGAGCGAAGCTCGCCCATGTCCTTGTCCATGCGCTCGAGCAGGGCATCCTTCTTGCCAAGGTTGGCGACCACGGTCAGGACGCCGATGGACAGGACCACCAGCTGCGCCACGCTGATCGCGTTGGAAATGCTTGGGTGGGTGTGATGACGCGGGCCAAGGGGCGTGGGACTCATCAGATCGGCTCCTCAATCGGACCACCGCCTTCGCCGCCTCCGTCCAGGTTCGCCTGGCAGGTTCCGTCGATCGCGTTGGGCATGGAAAAGCAGAACAGCTGCTTCCCGCTGGCTCTTTGCAGCGCGTGCATGATCACGCAGGTATTTGCGGCGATTGGCTGGACAGTGAATCCGGCTGGAATCGTGGAAATGGTCACGCCCGGGCCAGCCTTGGTCGGCGAGGCACCTGCCTGGCACAGCTCGCACAGGTTGATGGCGTAGGTCGTGGCAGCCGTGCCGCTCGCGCGACGGGTAGCCGTAGTTGCCGCCGTGTTGTCATCCTTTAGGACGACCTCCTCCCAGGCGTATCGCCAGCGGGTAGTCGAGCCAGAGAGAAGCACGGGGCTCGCCTTGATTCTCGCGACAAACCAGTCGGCAAACTGCGCTGGAGCGGACTGTCGCCCCTTCATCGGCGGGCGATTGCCATCGCGCATCAGGTGACGGAACTGCCCGGGGGTCATCGGGCCTACCTTGCTGGTGCTTGTGGATGAAAGTCGAGGCATCAGGGCAACCAGCTGACGAGTCCAGAGAAGTCACTTGTGCCAGGGAATGGCTGGCGCCACATCACCACGCCCGCGTATCGCGGGGAGTCCGGGTTTGCGTCGAGCGTTGCCGCCGTGGTTGTCAGCGAGCCGCTGGAGATAATGCCCAGGACCACCTGCTTGCTGCTGTCCACCTTCGCGATCTGCCGCAGGTGGTAGTCCCGGTCATAGGCCATCGAGTAGGTGATCTCGTAGGCGTTCGGGCCGACGCGCGAAATCTGCGCGCCGGTGAACAGGAGCGTCCCGGCGCCGCATGTGAAACCGGCGATGGTCACGTTCGTGCTGTTGCGGGTGTTCGTCTGCGACGCAATCGCGGAGAGCAGCGTTGAGGTAGGCCGACCGTTCATCACGTTGCGCAGCGTGAATCGGATGGTCGAAACGAAGGCGTCGATCGGTTCGCCAGCCTGATCGACAGGCGTACCGCCGATGTCGCTCTCTCCCGGGGTGTTGATGCTGCCGCCGGAAGGGAGCGTGTAGTTGTTCACCCGGAACGTGGGGACGATCGCGGCGCCGATGTCCATTTCGACCGCCGTGAAGCCCGGCTGGTTCTCTGGCGTGATGTCCCTTGCAACTGCGGAAGGAATGTAGGAACTCTGCGCCGAGCCGAAGTTCACGGTCAGCGTCCAGGCCATCCCGCCATCCGTGTTCGCCAGCGTGTAGCCGCTGTAGTTCAACTTCGAGAAGCTGGAGGTGCCCGTGCCTGTCCCGTTCAGGTAAGTGCCAAACGAGTTCAGCGCGCTTCCTGTGGTTGACGCTGAACCCAGCACGGTGGTCAGCGCGGCGCTGCTGATGATCGCCTGGGTGGTCAGGAGTGCGCCGGCGTCATCGCGGACGGAATAGACCGCGCTGCCCGTGAACTGGTCGCGGTCGTAGGAGACGTTCTGGTTTTGCAAACTGAATACGACGGCCATCAGTTAGCCCTCTGCGCTTCGGCGGTCTTGCGGGTGTTCTCCTCGATGCGGGTCTCGATATCCCGAATCCGCTCGAGGTTGGTAGCCATGCGCTCGCTGCTGTAATCGACTGCGCCAGCGACACGGACGCCGCCCACGGCGGTGCCGATGCTTGAAATGTTGGACGAGCGCTGAATGCTCGCAAGCGTTTCGCCAGCCTCTGTCTGCGCTCTCGCCAGATCCGACTGCAGGCGCTCCATCTCAAGTTCCACCTGCTTCGCGGCGTTCGCCTCTTCGATCTTGCGCTTGCGCTCGTCCTCCATCTCATTCTTGCGCTTCATGCCCTGCTCGATCTCTTCAAGGATCCGCTTCTGGTAGTCGGCGGCGATGTTCGTGGAGCGCATTTGCTCCTGCGCATTTCGCAGGGCATCCTCGATCTCGAAGTGACGCTGGAGTCTGACGCGCTCCTCATCGCTTGTGGCCTTGTTGAGCATCTCGGCCTGCTTCATGTCTCGCAGGAAGTCGCTGTGAGTCTTGTAGATGCCATCGGCGTTCGACTGCCTTTCGCGCTCGATGCGCGCGGTCTCCTCGGCAATCCTTCGGCCTTGCTCGCCGAGTTCGGCCATGCGCTTCAGGTGCTCTTCGGCAGCCTTGGCCTGTGCGGCCTCGGATTCGCTTCCCAAGAGAGCGTTTCCAATCGACTCGCCCAACTGGAACAGGCTCCCGATCAGCGGGATCTGTGTGATCACGTTCTTCAGCGCAGACCCGATGGAGTCAACGATCTGCCCCATGTCACGGAACTTGCTGAGATCCATCGAGTCGATCTCCTTGGCAAGTGCCCGGATGCCCTGGTCAAGGGCGTTCGCGCCAAACAGTCCAACCGCACCCGACATGATGGCCTTGCTGTAGCTGTTGCCGACCTTGTTCAGGATGGCGGCGATGCTCTTGCTCCTAGTCGCCGTGACCTTCTCGGCCTGAGCAAGACCCTTCTCATACTGCGCCCACAGGAGGTTCAGCTGGACTTCCATCTTGGACGAGGCGGCTGCCATTAGCGGGGCTCCTTCTTCATCGTCTTGCGCAGCTGCGTGAGCGCTGCCTCGGGTGTGCTGTCATTCTTCACGAAGGGCATGAAGTCCACGGGCTTGAATGGCTGGCCCTTGGTCCGATGGCAGTTCGCCATGACGCTTGCAACGATCCCGGCCTGCAGATCGCCGCGCTCATCCCCGATGGGGCTGATGGCGTTGAACGCGATCCACTCTGATAGTTCCTTGCTGCTCATGCGTTCGCCTAGTTCCTCGACCGTCATCCCGAGCGCCAGCGCTAGCCGGAACATGAACATGCGTAGCGGGCGCTCTGTCAGTTTCCCTCGGCACGCTCCTGATCCGAGACCCCAATCCCGCTCAACCTGGTCGCGATGTCGTAGAGCCGGTCGATCACGGACGCGGGGAGTTCTCCCATCGCCTCGATGTCGTTGGGGTTGAAGACCCGCTCGCCGTTCTCGTAGACGCACAGCGAAACAAGGCTGGCGCGGACGTTGCGCAGGTTCTTGGCCCGTCCGTTGAACAGGCGGGTCTCCCACTCGTCTCGCCCGGCGGCGGTCAGGCCACGCACCTCGACCTGACCGACGCCGGTGATCTCGACGGTCTCCGAAGGGACCGACGCCCGAAGGGCAAAGAATCGCTCTCGAAGGTTGGTCATGGATCAGTCCACGTCGAGGAAGGTCACGGCGCCCGACCACTTGACCGTGATGCTGGCGGTGACAGCCGCGTCCAGCGATGCCTTGACGGAGAAGTTCGTGACCATGCCGATGCCGCTCAGCGTGGCGCCCTTGTTGGCGCTCGATCCGAACTCCACCAGCCAGGACAGGTTGACCGGTGCAGTCGTGCCAGCGGTCACGTCAAGCTGTTCCCTAATGGTCTTTTGCTGGGCGTCATCCGGGTCGAGGTTCACCTCAAGGCTGATGCTGCCGGAGTCGATCAGGCCGGGGGTGAACTTGCGGAAGCGCTCCGTGATGTTGGTGATCTCGACGGGAGTCAGGGTCATCCCGTCCACGTTCATCGAAAGGATCTCGCCGACCGCAAGGGTCGGTCCCAAGTACGCTCCCGATGACAATGGGCCGACCTTCAGGGTCGATCCGAAACTGGTGAATGCTGCCATGTGCTCTCCTTATGGAACAGGACCCGTTGGGTCGGTGATGGTTACTGGTGACACAGCCGGGCTCCGATAGGTGCACTCGGCCTGGACAGTCGTGATGTGCGTTTCGGGCTCCGTGCCCTCGGCGCCCAAGTCGTACTCGGTCTCGGCGCTGATCACTCGGATCTCGAACACCTGCGTGGTTCCGCGGCCGGTTCCAGCTGCGCCGTGAAGGGCGACCCGCACGTCCTCAGCGAGGAGGCGACTGGCTTGCAGGGTTGCCGCGAAGCAGTCCACGGTGACATTCATGCGGCGCAGGCGATCGGTGCGGCCGATGCTGGGGCTCACGTCCCGGTCGTTTGCGAACGTGATCACGATGGCGGGGAGGGCCGTAGCCGGCCGATACGAGGCATAGATACGGGTTGACACCCGCGCCGTGATTGCGGCGCTTGAGGTCAGTGCGTCACGAACGACAGCGGCGACGATGGCGCTCATGCTGCCTTCCTCAGCGTGCCGCGCTGCTTTGCGGCAAGAAGGTAGATTCGGGCCTGCAGATTGATCTTCAATCGCTGAACAAACGACGGAAGCACGCTGCCCTGTGCCTCGCCCGCAAGCATCTTGCCGAGCTTGTTCCAGCCGACGTAGGGGCGAGTCTTTCCGCGGCCGCGGTCGATCAGGTGCAGGCCGGGGTTCCAGATCTTGACGCGAGCGAATGATCCGTTGTTCTGCGGGAAGACGCCCCACTTCAGACCGAACGCACTGCGACCCGTGATAGGAGTCTTCAGCAGTTGTCGGATCATAAAGAGGCGGCTGTACTTGACCGGCCTGCCGCGCTTGTTGCGGCGCCAGCGGTGCTGGAGCGCTCGCTCGGGCGTTTCGTTGTCGTGCTTGCCGACGATGTTGTAGATGAGCACGAGCAGACGATTGTGGATCGGCTCGACAGCCTTGACCTGCAGCTCCTTCAGCGTCTTGTGCAGAGCCTTGGGCTTCATCTCCTGCAGCTGCTTCACGAGCGCATCGACGCCTTCGATGTTCGCGTTGAAGGACATCATGCGATCACCTGCCTGCAGACGATGTCCATGTACTCGCGGCGCTCCTGCCAGTTGATTACGCTCACCACGTCCCAGGCGGTGACGGACATGCCGGCCGTGTTTGCGACGGTGCGCAGGCGGCACTTGTGCGTGATGTCCGGGTGCCACCTCGCGCGAATACGGTGGGTGATCACCTGATTCATCTGGCGGTGGTTCATCTTCTCGTCTGCGCTCGCCTCGTTCACGGCAGCGAAGACGGTCGCGACCACGGCATAGGTGCTCGTCGACTGCCCGTAGGCGTCCGTCGACTCGGTTGGCGTCATCACCTCCAGCGGCGTTCGCATGTAGCCCGGGTTCACTGATAGTCCCCCGAGTGGTACTGCACGATCAGGCGCTCGACGGTGCGCGGGATCTCGTGGAGCTGCGCCGGTCCGACCGCCGTGCGGTTCTCGTACATGTGCGTCGCCTGCAGGAGCACGGCGTGGCGCAATGCCGCAGGCACGCTGGCAGCGGTTGCACCGTACCCGGCGACGAAGTTCACGGTCACGTCCAGGGCGCCAGTCCCGAGTGTGGTGGGCCAGCTTGACCCGGTGCGCAGCACCACCCGGCCGATTCCGTTGACGCTGTAGGTGTGATAGGTACTCGAACTGAGCGAAATCAGATCGTCGTTTGTATTCAAGTAGGAAATATCGTCAACAGAAGACAGCGGCGACCGAGGCAGGATGATCTCGCCATCCGCCGGGAAGCCTTCGAGCTGATAGGCGAAAGAGCGGTTGATGAGAGCCCGGCGGGTCTCGGCCTCGATCACCTGGGTGGCGCTCAGGATGAGCGTGGCGATGTAGGCATCGTCCTGGGTGTGGTAGATGCGGGCGTGGGTCTTGAACTCAGCCGCAGTCACCACGGCCGCGGTGGCGCCGTTGTCGGTCAGGTTGGTGCGCAGGCCATCAGTCACGGCTTGGCTCCCTTCTTCACGGCTCGGCAGCAGTCAGGCTTGACGCACGCCCGGGGCTCGGCCTCGTAGCGCTCGGCAAGGCCCGTTGCGATCAGTTCCGTGGCGGTGCGATCGTCCACGTCCAACACCTCGCCGACAGCGTGGCCGTCGCGCGTGTCCGCATACGCCTGGATGACCTTGACCTTCGGCATCTTTGAAATCCGCCCGGGGGGTTCCCCCCCCGAGCGGTGTGGGTTTCAGTCAGGTGTCTGATCAGCTGGCCGGAGCCATCAGGTACCGGAACGCCTCGACCTGGGTGATGGTGATGTCCACGCGGTTCTGGGCGAGGAAGCCCGTCTGGTTCGTCTCCGCGTAGCGCTCACGCAGCACCTTCAGGGTGTAGCCCGAGCGCTCGCCGATGACGCAGTAGTCGAACGCACCGGCGATACCGACGACGTTGCCAGCGGCGATGCTGTTGACATAGGCGCTGGCGTAGACCGGGATGCCCATGATCCGATCCGGCTCGCCCAGCATGCCCGAGGGCTGCCAGAAGTAGTTGAGAGTGCCGCCCAGAGAGCCGAGCTTGCGGATCAAGCTGAGCACGGCATCGCTGGTCACGATCGCGCAGCTCGGGTGCATGCGGTACTGGCGGGGGATCGAGTAAATCCAGTCGATCACGTTTGCGGCCGTGAACGCGAGCGTTGCGATGCTTCCGCCCATCGTTGCGCCGGTGGCGATCAGTCCCTGGCCCGTGCCCGTGTAGGTCAAAATCCCCTTCGGGTTCGGCGCCGTGCCGTTGCCCGTGAGGAAGTTCGACTCCTCGACCTCAGCAAACTTGCGCGCGAACTGCTCCGTGACGATCGACTCGATCGAGAAGCCGGGGCCACGAGCGGGCGCGTCTTCCATCAGCTCGTTGGAGACGAGGCTGATACCGGCCAGGCGGCGAGGCTGAAGCACGCGGTTGGTGAAGGTGCCGGTGGCCTCGGTCAGAGATCCGCCCTCGTTGACGAACGCTGCACTGGGGAGACCGGTTTCAAATGCGATCTCACGCTTCCAGCTGCCGAGCGGAAGGACTCGCGCGAGCTGGCGCAAGACCACGGAGTTCTGCAGACGCTTCGCAAGCTCCTGATGGAACTCGACGGGCGGCAGGACGTCGCCTGAGCCGGCCGTGCCCTCGCTGAGGGCGCGCATCTCGGCCACCGGGGTGTGCTCGCCGCGCTTCAGGTAACTTTCGTATGCCTTGACGTACTCGTCGCTGCAGCGGAAGTCGCCGAAGCGGGGGGCCCGCTGGGCGGTCTCGCGAGCCGCGGGAGCGCGACGCATCTCAGGGGCGTCGGGGCCGACGTCCACAAAACCAGCCTCGCGATCCTTAGCCGCCAGCGCCATCAGCTGGTGGTTCTTTTCGATCACGCCCTGGACGCGGCGGTACTCGGCGTCAAGGCTGTCGAAGGTCTTGGTGTCATCGGCCGAGAGATCGCCGCCGGCCTGGTTGGCCTTCTCGATCAGCTCGCTCATCTGGCGGTAGCGGGCGTCATTCTCAGCCCGCAGCTTCTTGTAGCTGTCCATGTTCAATTCCTCTGCGGCTTAGCCGCGATGGATTCCAAATGCAGCATTCACGTCAGTCAGCGCACCTGCGCATCGAACCGACACGATGAACGCTGCTTCGTTCGTGGCGGCGAAAGTTTCGTTGAGACGGGTCACGCTGATGCCGTTGCCCGCGAACGCGAGCAGGTAGCGCGAGAGGTCGGCGGCAAGCAGGATTGGCTCCCCGGCCTGAGCAAGCCCATCAAGTCCAAAGGTCGAAGCCGCACTGAGGTTTGCAAACATGTACGGACGGCCGTAGATGCGCGCGTCAGAGAGCATCATGTTTGCTCCGGCGTTCGCGGAGATCGCTCCAAACTGCAGCGTTCCTTGGTTTGCTGCCGTTCCGTTTCCCGTGTTGTTCTTGCTGTTGAAGATGAACGTGCATCGGTCCCAATAATGCGGGGCGAGACGCTCGTCCTGGCACAGTCCAAGGGTGCAGGCCGCAACTTGGGTTGATGGAGTGACCGCTGCAGCACCCATCGCAGCGGCGCTCGTGATGCTGCGGCTGTAGCGCTTGAGCGTGTTTGCGATGCCGTGACATGCGTCCGATCCAGCCGTGCTGGCCGTGCCCGCGGTCACGCTGTCATCCTTGTTGCCGATCAGGATCTGGCGAGACAGTTCCCGCAGGATGTCCTGGGAAGCCTGGCGCACGATGATGCTCTCGACACTCGCATCGCCCCTCTGCGCCGAATCCTCGACCAGTTCCTGAGAAGCCCGCACCATCACGCTGATGCGCTTCAGGGTGAACGTGGAGGTGCCGGTTCCGGTGTTGCTTGTGCCGGGATTGGTCAGGCTTGGCACTACCACCTGCGCCTGGCTTCCAGCCGTCGCGTCGATCAGCGTGCCACCCTCGCCGGGGTTGTTCTGGACGCTGAACCCGCGAGGGGCAGAGCTGCTGCTGTTCGCGGGCGTGATGATCGGAACGCTGAAGGTTCCGGTCGAGGTGTAGACCTTGCTCACCTTGCCGACGATGCGGTCATCGCCCAGCTCCTCCATGAACATGTTGGAGTAGGTGGTCGGGAAAAGCACCGCGCCACCGGTGGCGCTGCCTTCGCTGAGGGCGCGAGCTTCGGTGTCGGTCAGGCCCTTGTGGCCCTTTGCCAGGTAGTTGCGGAACAGGCTGCGATATTCCTCGCCGCCGCGGTCCAGCTTGTTGATCTTGTCAGCCATCGCAGTCTCCGTTGAGCGCTGCGACGGGCCAAAAAAATGGCGCACTGCCGCAGCGGTTGGGGGGTTCAGTTCCAAACGCCTGCAGGCCAGTGCGCCACGAGGGCTGTCACGGAGGCTTGCCTCGCTTCCGGTCGAGCTGCACTAGGCAGGGGCCGCCGGTCGCGGTGCTATTCGATTAGGAGGCATTCTCACACGCCAGAATGCCTCTGCAAGACCCCATCACATCGGAGGGGCCAGTCGCAGGGTCCGACGCACCGGATCGCTATGGGCGGCTTCCCGGGCCTCCACGCTGGTCGTGGGGTTGGCTGGGAAGGTCACGAGCGACAGCTCCAGCAGGTCGGCGTCGAGGATCACCCGCACGGGCTTGGTCTCGCCCTTCTCGTAGCGCTCATCGCGCACCATGAACCCGAACGAGCACTGGCTCACCACGCCGCTCTCGACCAGCGCGTGCGCCTCGCGGGCGGTCGCGGTGTCGGGAAGGGTGGCCTCGAATCCGAGGCCCTTCTCGTCCGTCCAGAGCCGCAGGTTGCCAGCGCGGACGCGCGCCAGCGGCTTCCCGGTGTCGTGGTTCCAGAGCAGGGCGATGTCGCCGGAGTCCTCGAGGGCCCGGTCGAACGCCTTCGGGTCCACGCGCTCCATCTCGCGGCCCATGTCGTAACTCTCCCACGTCACTGCATAGCCGCGCACCTTCAGGTCGGCGGCCTCGCTCAGGGTGCCCAGGGCACGGGTTTCAGGCTTGTGCATTGTTGTCCTCCAGAATGGGTTCGTTGAGCACTTCGATGCGCACCAGGTCGAGCAGCTCCGCAGCCGCCGCGCCCGGGAGCGTGTTCCAGCCGGCCAGAGAGTCGGTGAGGTGGCTGATCTCGCCGACGCTGCCGCGCAGGTGCCGAGCGTGGCGCACAAGCGCCTCGTCCAGCACCTTGATGGCCTTCGCCTCATCGCCGAGCAGGCGCCCCAGCCCGGCCACCACGTCGCGCAGGTCGGCGTCGAGGCAGTCGATGGGGGGCGCCCACTTGTCGAGCTTGGCCTGGGTGCGCTGCTTGAGCAGGTACTCGCTCACACGGGTGAGGTGCCGCTTGTAGGCGCCCTCGACCGCCGGACGCACGGCTGCGATCGCCGCGGTGCGCTGGGATGCCGCGAGCAGCTCGCGGGCGCGCTCAGTCTGCTCCTCGGCGTCCTCGGCGTCCACATCGACGCTCACAGGCACATCCTCGACCTCCTCCGGCTCAAGGTCCTCGGACGGCGGCACGGAAGTGGCCGCCGGCTGCTGGGCTCCTGGCGCCTCGGTGTTCAGCGGGACGCGGATCTGGTCGCCGCCATCGACAGCCTTGAGGCCCTCGCGTGCACGGGCCTCGTTGACCGTAAGAACACCGTTCGTGATGCCGATCGCGTAGGCGCTGAAACGGGTGCTCATGTCAGCCCGGAGCAGGCTGTCAAAGTTCACCCGCGTGCAGTACGGCTCTCCGCGGACGATCAGCTTTCGGCTGGCCTCCTGCTCAAGCCTGCTGGCCCAGCTTGCGAGCGTGTGCTTCACGAACTCCGTGTCGGCCTGCTCGGTCGAGTTGTAGGAGCCGGCCTCGGTGTCGCCGATCTTGTGCGACGGGACCTGCATGATGCTCGCGATCTGACGCATGCACCATCGGCGCATTTCGATCAGGTCGTTGTCCTTCATCGTGTTGCTGATGGGCTTGTATTCCAGCCCGTCCTCGAGCACAGCCACGCGGCCGGCCCGGCTGGCGCCGCCGTGGGCCGCCTGCCACGCCTCGCGCAGCCGCTTCGACGCATCCGGGCTCAAGCGGCCTGGCATGCGCAGGGTGCCCGCTGGGACCGCGTTGTTCGCCACGAACCGAGTCACGAACTCCGTGATCTCAAGCTCAAGCGCGATCACGTCGCGCATCAGGTGGATCGGGGGCACGCCGAGCAGCCCGTCAAAGGTGGTGGGACCCACAAGGTGGAACATGTCGTAGGCCCGGAATCGGCGCATCGCCTTCTCGGCGTTGTTGCCGACGTACTTGCCGGTCCAGACCTGGTAGTATGGCTGGTTCTCACCGTCCCGGTACATCGCAACGTAGTCGGGTCGCAGCGCCTCCAGCGCGACGGGCCGGCCTGCGGCGTCGCGGTGGATGTAGGCGAAGGCGTTGCCCGTCAGTAGGCAGTCGCTGATGAGCTTCTCGCGGAACTGGATCGCGCCCACATCGTCGCTCACCTCGTAGTTCAGCAAGTTGTGGAGCGGGTGCTCAGGCTCGGCGATCTTGCCGTTGGCAGTCTCGCGCAGAACTTCCCAATCGAGGCGCGCGATGCTCGAGGCGATCAGTCGCACGCAGGCGTACACGCTCGGGCTCTCGAGCGCGCGAGAGGGCGTGATGGACTCGCCCGTGTAGGAGTACGACTGAACGTAGGACTGCACCGACCCGCTGGTCGATTGACCGATGGGCACGGTGTCCTCGAAGTCGGAGCGCGGCGGGGTGGGGCCGAGATAGCGGCGCACGATGTCCTTCAAACCCATGAAATGTCCCTTTCTTCGTAGACGCTTGGGCCGGTCTCGGTCTTCTGGTGCAGCCAGGTCGCGAGAGCGGTGACGAGAGCCGCGAGCGGGTCGATGCGCTCGGTGCTCGATGCCTTGCTTGGCTTCACGTTTCCAGCAGGGTCGATGTCGAGCACGCAGTTCGACACGGCCCAGGTGAGCAGGTGGTTGTCGTTGTGGCGCAGCTTGCGGCCGAGCACGAGCGCTTCAAGGCGCTTGGCTGGCTCGCTCAGGGTGCGGTAGCCCTGGCGTACCTCGATCATCGGAACGCCCTCGGCAAAGAGCTGCGACGCCAGCTGCGTCGCGCCCCACGGGTCGTAGCCGACCGCTTTGACGTTATAGCGCTTCACCAGATCGCGGATCTTGTGCCCGATGAAGTCGTAGTCCACGACCGCGCCCGGCGTCGGCTGCAGCCAGCCCTTCGCGGCCCACACCTCGTAGGGTGCGCGGTCGCTGCGGCTGCGCCGGCGGATGCCATCCTCTGGGCACCACGACCAGGACAGCACATCGACCGACCCGTCCGCGAGCGGGAACGCGAGGCTCAGGCTCGACAGGTCCGTCGTGGTCGAAAGGTCGAGGCCCATGTAACACTCGCGCCCAAGCAGCGCCTCGGGATCGCACCCGCTCGAATAGCAGTCGTTCCACGAGTCGGCGCTGATCCAGACTTGCTTGCTCTCGGTCCACTGGCACAGGTAGAGCTGCCGGAAGGCGGTCTCGTAGGAGGGCAGTTCCTTCGCCTTCGAGCACTCGGCCGCGAGGAACTCCTCGGACACCGTGATACCCAGCGACGGGTTCGCCTTGCGCCACACCTTCGGGCTCTTCCAGTCATCATCGACGGGTGCTCCGAACAGAACCGGCATGAACTTCGGATCCTCGACCACGCCCGAACGCACCTTCTCCGCGTAGTCGTGCAGTTCCCAGCACAGGCTGTTGCGGTCATGCCCGGCAGTTGTGATTGACACCCGGAGGGGCTGCTGGCGGGCGCCCATCGAGGTCACCATCGCGTCGTACAGGTCACGGTCTGGGAACGTGTGCACCTCGTCAAAGACGATGCAGCTCGCGTTCTTGCCGTGCTTCGTGCCTGCGTCGCTAGACAGGATCTCGAGCTTCGAGTTGCCGAAGGTGATCACGTTGCGGAACACCTCGACGCTCTTCGCGAGCGCCGCGTTCGACTGAACCATCTGCCGGCAGGCGTCGCCGACGATCGCGGCCTGGTCGCGGGCGCTCGCGCAGCAGTAGACCTCGGCGCCTGGCTCGCGATCGCACAGCAGCATGTAGAGCGCGAGCCCGGCTACCAGCGTGCTCTTGCCGTTCTTGCGCGGCACCTCGATGTAGGCGTCGGTGAAGCGCCGCGTCCCGTCGGCCTTCTTCCAGCAGAGCAGGGCACCCAGCAGGTCTCGCTGCCACGGCAGCAGGGAAAACGCCTTGCCAGCCCACACACCCTTCTGATGCGTCAGCAGGCCGAAGAAAGTGTCGAGGCGCTGCAGCTCGTCCACATCGAACCAGTCGCCCTTGGCGGCGGTGGCCGAAGCACTGAAGCCCGCAACAGGTGCGAGCCTAGGCCGTCTTGGGTTTGAGGAGCGCTTCGATGCCCGAGGCATCCCCCTTCGACTTTCCTGAACCCACAAGACCGACGCGAGACGCAGGAGTCAGCCCGAACTCCTTCGACAGACGCATGACCTCGGCCCTCGCCTCGTCGCGCGCCTTCTTCCACGGAGAGATATACGACCCCTGCGCCGTTTCAAGTACCAGCCCCTTTTCCCGGCAGGCAGCAGCCATGCGCTCAAACTCGGCCTGGTACATCGCCAGCGCGTTGTGCGCCTTGTAGTCCTCGCAGGCGTACAGACCCATGCGGCGCAGGTCCTCGATGATGCGATCGAAGTGTCGGCGCGCGATGTCATCCGACGCGACATCTGGCAGCATCAGCGGCGTCCCGTCGCTGCCTTGCGGCTCCGGCGCCCTGGCGTGGCCCTTCTCGCTGCCTCGAAACTTCAGAATCGCGGTAGGTACTGGTCTCCGGCCCATAAACTAAGCCTCCCCTCGGCTGTTTCGGGCGCCGCGTGCAGACGTG